TTACATTTTCGGCAATTACTATTTTCGGTTTAAGTCGTTTTGCTAAATCTATAAATTCAAAAAACAATTCGCTTAAAACTTGCTCTGCTTGCCCCTCTGTAAATTGTCTTAACTTACCCCAATCGGCTTCTCTATTACCGCACATGGAGAACGTCGAACACGGCGGGGACCCGTCTAATATATCCAAGTCATATAGTTCGGGCGGCAACTCGGCTGTTAATAAATCTTTTATCGGGCAATTGTACAAATGTTTCGGTTTTAGATTTTCTTTGTACATGCCGGCCATCTTTTTGTCTATCTCGTTGGCTCCGATTACATCAAACCCCGCCAATTTGTATCCCATGCTTGACCCGCCCGCGCCGGCAAAGCATGAGAAAACTTTGCCTTTGTCTTTTGCAAACTCTGTCCCGCTTAACGACCACTTGTAATTAAACTTGTGTTTACTTATACTTCCGCTCCCTGTTTTCTGTTTGTCCATGTTTTCTCCTTTCTTTCCTGTTATTTCTTTAAAACGGCGCTCTGTCATCGGCCGGGCTTTCATTTATATATTCCTGCTGTTTACTTGACAGCATGAAAAAGTCGTTTCCTATTATTTGTATTGTCTTTTTCCCCTCATATTCATTCTCGGCAATGCGTCCGGTAACATAGACCGTCGAACCCTTGCCAGCGTAATTGTACAGCGCCTCTGCTTTTTTCCCAAAAAATGTTATCGGTATCCAGGTTGTTGTGTCCTCCCATTGGTCCCCGTTTTTCCTGGCCCCCTTCACTGCTATCGATATTCGGGTATGATTATTGTCAAACTTCAAATCATGCCCTATTCTCCCGATTAACGAAACCTTGTTTAGTCCTTTCATATTTACGCCTCACTATTATATTCATACATTTTACATGCTCTATCTGTTATTTTCTTTTGTTCGTAGTACTTTGGATTGCGTTTCTGTGGTCGTTCACTGCATACCAAAACAACTTTATTGTCCTGTACCATAGTTAATAAATGTTTACACGACCCGCAATATTTCTGCTCAAATACTCTGTCGGCATTGCCGAAAATATCTTGCTGTATTACCATTACTCAACCTCCGGTACGTGTTTTTTAAAACCGTATGAGTACATATTGGCTTTAAAGTACTCGTAATATTCTGCATTGCAACTGCTCAATTCTATGTAGGCTAACCCGGCTTCGGGAAAGGTATGTATTGCAAGATGACTTTCACCGAGTAGCCAGAGCGCCGTATAGCCAAACGGCTTAAAATAGTAATCTTGGAAATTTAGTATATCAAATCCGCTTAATCCAAGCAAGTCGCTATAACGATTTTTTAATTTTTGCGGGTCTGTGCCGACAACCCAGCCGCTTGTGTTATATATTTTTGCTGTCATAAAAAGTGTTCCTTGGCATTAATTCTGAAAAATTGTTTTTTATTTGTCCAATATCGCCCTTGTAAAATACGAGAACGTTCTGATGGCGGCGTCCTATTTTACGTGAGCAATTCATTTGCTTACGCAACCTCAACGATAAAGTGCCGACGTTATTGACAAGTATTATCTCATTGTAGTATTTATATCCTGCGTCTAACATAGCCGCTATCGTCTTCGGTACAAGCCCTATATACTCGCCGGTGTTTTTGTCCCGGACCTCGCTCGTTACTATAACGGCAAATCTATTGTTTTTTAACTTA